GGCATGAACAGTTTGGCGCACATCTTGCCGATGTATGGCGCCCAGACACGCTGTCCACCCCCAATCCTTGGGAATGTGCCACCGTTGAACTCCAGACTGTCATAATCGCGCACCTGAATCGGGGCCTTGTGCCCGCAATTGGTGTAATGCTGTTCCCAGCGCAATCGTTCCAACTTGGACAGCGGTCGGCTTGTAAAGCCCATCATGTCGTCGCCATTGCGTGCGACTTGATACTGGATCCGCTCGTCCTCGTCGGGAAACATGTCTGGGTCGTCGATGACCCAATCACTGACGTCGTAATCTGGCAATTCCGCGTCAGTCAGTCCGGACTCGTACTCAGCGACGGCCTCTTCGTTGATCAACGGAAGAGAGGATAGATATCCTGCGTCGATGAGGTGTCCCTCTGCACCATTGCCATCGCTGGTGTTAATCGTCCCCGAGTCACGTTTGCCCTTGGACTTGTAAGAACCCCCAGCGCGGCAGCGCCCCTTGGTGTCGATGTTGAGCGCAAGTTTGTCAGCAATGTCCTCAACCATGCCAACACCCTTCCAGACCTCAATCTCAACATCGAGTCCCTCACTCTCCGTCCGGCCATCCCACCGCGACCCATCACTCTCGCAACTGAACCAGCCACGGTTTTCGTTAAACGTAACGATGTCACCGATCTTGACTGCGTCCATGCCACCGACGATGATGTGTTTCTTTGAAACCCAGTCCTGTCCACCGAACAACGCCACCTTGCGGTGCTTGAACTCGTGGTAGGTTTCCGGGCCCATAAACAACAACTGGGACTCGTGGTGTGTGGAGATGATTCGCGGATTGTTCTTGCCGTCCGGCTTCCTGAAAAGCCACTCCCGCTTGACTTCGGCAATTGCCCTGTCGTCGCGATAGCCCGCCTTATCCAAAGACGGCGCCCACGCAACGATGCACTGCCGTCGCTTCGCTGGGTACTTCTTCAGGAACGTCTCTCGCTTCTCCTCAAGCGTGGCGTCAGGGACAGTGACACCAGACCAATCGTCGACCAGGACGTCAAGCCCGGCGCGATAAGAGGTTAAGCGTAGTTCCGGCGTGCTGCGAGGAGGTAGCAGCTGCCTCATCAACATGCCGTCTTGCGCATTGTACGAGCTCATGGTACGCGGAATCCATATGTGCTCAGCAAACAGCGTCATCCCAAACGAGAAGTGGGACGTTACTGTGATGTGCTCCACCGGCGGGCGCCAAGAATTCGGCTTCTCGACCGGGGGGTACGTGCGCGGGCCAACGCAACCATCGGATATCGTGGCATATTCAGTGAAGATGGCCCCATCCATCTCCGGAGGGATGAAGGCCAAAGGGGTACTCACCCAATTCTTCAAACTGTCATGCACTCGATTGCGCTGAACGGCGGCTTTCTGGGCAACCGTTTCGATGTCCGTGAACAACGCGCGCTCATCGACGATGATTTGTCGGCATTTCTCGAAAGTGTGGTGCGTGAGGAGAGGAGGCTTGCATGACTGGCGAAACCATGCTAACTTGCCTTTGATCGCGGTGAACGATTTGTCTCCTGTGCCCAGCGTGAAGTAGTGATTCTTTACAAGTTCGGTGAAATGCAAGAGTCCGTCAGCCTCACTGGGCTTCGCTTTCGAGTCGTCTGCGCCTGGCTGGGGCGCGGACTCAACCCCAGTCACCACTGGGGGGGTGCCACTGGGGCCGCTCGGAGCGGGTTGTGGTGTGTCTCGCGCGGGCGGCGTGCGGTGTGCGAACTTACACTTCTTGAACGTGCACTTGCCGGCCAGAAAGGCCCTGCAAATCTCACGTTTGTCAGCTTCGTCGCACACGGTCGGGGAGTCGCTCACTTTCGTGAGAGGTACAATCACCTCTTCCTCCGCATTAACGCCCCACGATGGGAATTCAGTCGACCAAACGTTGTCACTTGCCGCCTGCAGGCGCGCGATGCCGTCACTCGCAGAGGCACCGATCGCTTTGGACGCACCTTGGCTACGGGTGCGGGTGTCCTTGCGGGTGTC